CATAACGGCACTGCATATCGCTACAACTGGGAAATCATCAGCGCCCCGAGCATCAGCTTCGAGGGCGAAAACGGCGACGAAACAAAGAAAGAAATTCGCGCTCGTCGCCGCAAAATTGCCGGCAGTCTTGCCGATCAAATTCCGGACGACAGGGAGAGTGCCGATGCTCGCGCCGGGCAGCCTGGCGTGGGTCGTGCCTACTCCCGCACAATGGGTCTCACGCACCACCGCCCAGTCAACAGTTCTCTCGCCACCGAGTACAACAGCAAAGCAGTTGTAAATACTCAAAAAGGCGACGTAATCAAGTTCACGCTTTACCGCCAAGATTGGGTCGAGTTGAATAGCGACTTCACTTACAACGGCTACAAAACAGAAACCACAGTCAAAGACCTCAAAGACTCGTCTAAAACTTGGCGCGAGAACGCATCGGATCTACTGAGCGTCGGCACCGAGTGGATTATTGGTGCAACTGTGTGGCGTGTCACCAAAAACGAAGGTATTGATAACGTCGTCAGCCGCCTCGTGGTTGACATGGAGTGCGTAGAGGTCCTCGGCGACGACCGCATAGGCATTGCCGGTGAACGAGCTGTCGGAAAAGCGCTGGCTGGTTATGAGGGCGCCACATTCGATCAAACGATCCACTGCGACATCAATCATTGGCCGCTGTGTCGCTACTACGCCTCCTCGATCCGCCCAGTTAGGCGTGAAGCGCAAGTCATCGAGCTGGGTATCCGATCCCAGGTTTGGAACCGCGCCGAGGGCTTGTGTAATTTCAGCACCATCCCCACCCCAGCCAAACTTTTCCGCTTCGATAAGAAAAGCGTCACAGTCACAACTCCACGGCAAACGCGCTACTTCAACCGTGCCAGCTTCTTTGAAATTGCAGTACGTCCAGTCCCCACTGGTTCGACAACACTTGACTGGTCCGTGATCCCACAACTTCTGTGCGTAGTGGGCCGCAGTCCCGTCGATTTGCACAACTACATCCGCATCAAAGCCAGCGATTCTGCCTACTATGAGTACAAATTTATCCCAAAGACAGGCGCCGACATTTACCACAACTATGCCGATGCCTCTGCATGGCGTCTTAAGGCTGACGAAGAACGCACACTCGGCTGGAGCTTTTTCGAGACCTCTTACGGCTTTTTTGGACTACAGACTAATGGAATGATTGTAAATGTTAGCGATCTCAAAGATTCTCCGCAGCTTCTTACCGACAAGACTGATGCAAACAATGTTCCTACTGTTCTTCCAACCACTTACAGTCCCACAGCTATTGCAGTTAGCGATACGCGTGTCACCTCAGGCACCAACCGCGCTGTTGTAGACGCATGGCTCACCCACATCTTTGGTGCGGCTACCGATGAGCGCTATCAAGGCACAACTCAACGCCAACGAATTACAGTTTCAAAATCTGGCAAACCAGAGCACACACTGGAGTTCAGGGTAACAGCTACATCGGTAAAAAATAAAGACAAGGATAAAGACAGCATCCGCCGCTGGACTTGGCAAGAGATCACATACACAATTTTGAACTACGTTGGAAGCTGGCCCACTGGTACAGAAGCCGAACTACTGGTAACGGGTTTAAACAGCATCACAAACCCCTTTGCACAAGCAAACGGCTACACCTCGGTAACACTTGTTTTTGCTGTCACCCAAGTCCGAGAGAAGATCCTTCGCCCAAAAGACGCCGACTTGAGCACAGCAGAACGCTCGTTTGAAATTGGTACTGGCATTGCTGACTGCAGTTACTTCGAAGAGCTGAACAAAAGCAATGAAAGCGGACCCGAGCACGAGATCGTTTACGTCAACGAGTACGTCACCAACGACGCAACGCCTGAATACACAAACATGTCTGTCGTCTCTTTGAGCATGAAGAGCAGCGGACAGATCAGCAGCGTCGATCAGATGCGACTGTGGGTACCAGAGGGTATTGCCGTCCCACGCCTGCTCGACAACACAACCGGAGCTAGCAACAACTTTGCTGACCTGGTGCTGTATCTCCTTCAAAACTCCGAGCAGGGCTTGGGTAGCACCATCCCTGCCGAGCTGATCGACACCGCAAGCCTTACGACTACCGCCCGCTTCCTGAACGCCAACAAGATTTTCTTTGACGGCGTTATCGAAGAATCGGAAAACTTGCGCTCGTTCTTGTACGACGCAGCTTCATTGCAGCTCTGTAATTTCACCATCAAAAATGGGCGGTTCGGCATGATGCCGGCACTTCCCTACGACAGCAACGGCAAAATCGCAGCACTACCAATTTCGGCGGAACAAATTTTCACTGCAGGCAACATTATCGAAGGCAGCCTGCAGCTCAGCTACCTAGATGCAGCACAGCGGATCGACACCACAGTGCAGGTGCAGTGGCGCGAAACGCTAGAAAACGAGCTACCTACACCGCGCTCTGCCGTTGTTTCATGGACAGACGCAAGCGGTGACACCTCGAACCAGCAAAACATCGACCTCAGCGATTTCTGCACAAACCGCGCTCAGGCTTTGCTTACGGCAAAATTCCTGTTGGCAACACGTCGCCGCATTACCCATAGCGTCGCCTTCAAAACTGTGCCAGATGGCCTGAGCATCGAGCCCGGCTCGTACATCCGCGTACTGACCACCAGCACCACGTATTCAGCACAAAACAACGGTGCGATTACCGACGCTGGCACACTCGTCTCAGTCAGTTCCATCGCGGATGGTGACTACACAGCGCTTATTTACGACCCTGAATTTGGGCAAATTATCGAGCAGAGCATAACGATATCTGCAGGCGTTGTCCTTGACGACAATGTGCATGGCTGCCTGTTTACGCTGCTGACCCAGCAAAACAACCAAGCGATCTACCAAGTGGAGCAGCTAACCATTGAAGAAGACGGCCTGATCAGTATCTCAGCCATCCACGTTCCTGTGGACGAGAACGGCGCTAGCCTTGTTGCAGCAGACATTTTGACCGGCACGTTTGAGGTGCAGGAGTAATGACGTTTCCAGCACTGGTTCCAACAAGCCGCGAGTTCAGCCCAGGCGACTGGCCTGTTAAACGTTTCAATTCGCAGTCAGGATCCGAAATTCGTATTTTGTACGGCAACCAGCGCAGCAACGCAAAACTGTCGCTGAGTTACGACAACATTTCCGATAGCAACGCTCAGTTATTTTTAACGGACTACGACGCGCAATACGGTACGCTTCGTACATTTGATCTACCTGCTGCTGTACTGGCTGGAACATCGGTTGCGATGCAAGCACCAGCGGGCAGCAAGTGGCGCTATGAAGCCGAACCACAACTGCGATCTGTTCGCCCCGGTCGCAGTAGCGTTACAGTAAATCTGGTGGCTGTCATCTAATGGCCAAAGTATTTACTGGCAAAGACGGCGCCCTGCTAATCGACGGTGCCACCCAACTCAAGGTCACAAACTGGACCCTGACTGGCAGCGTGGAGATGCTGGAGACCACCAGCCTTGGCAACGCGCAACGCACATACGCCCCCGGCGTCCAAGAATTCAACGGTAGCGCCACGCTTCTGTACTACAGCGATGACGCCGAGCGCAACGACGCAGCCGACGCACTGCGCAAGGTCTTGAAGGTTGACGGTGTAAGCGACAGCGATACCGTAGTAATCCGTCTGCGCCTTATTCAGGGCAACACAAATCACGACGTTTCTTTTACTGCCTATATCACCAGCGTTTCCTTTGGTGCCAGTGTCGGTGAAATTACATCAGCACAAATCAGCTTCCAAACAACTGGAGCACTAAGTGAGGTGACGTTGTAATGGGAATTTACCTTGGCAATATCGGCAACATCGAGCTGACACGCAAATCGCTCGAAGGCTTTAAAGAATCTGTCGTCAATCCATCTGACGTAAACGGTACACGTCACCGTTTCAGTTTTGATTTCAACGAAGGCTTTCTGATTAGCGGCGACCTCGTTGCCATCAGCACGACAGACGGCACCGATCTCGACTTTGTGGCGCCCAGCGGCTGGAGCGATGGAACCGTCCACGAAAGCGGCAAGTGGTACGTCTTTGTCGACGAGCTTGGCGGCATCCGCCTGTACGACAACTTCAACGACAGCTTGGAAGGAAGTACCGCCGGACTTGTTGAACTTGCCGATATCAACCGCGACATTCCCATAAAAGTAGAAATTGAAGACCTTGCAGGTAGGTTGCTGGCATCAATCAGCGACTACGAACTGAATACAACACGTGAAACGGTTGATGTTACAACGCTTTCGGACGAGCACCGCCAGCAATACAGCAGCCTGATCAGCGGCAGTGGTCGACTTACTGCGCAGTGGGATTACGTCAACGAGATCAATCAGGAACCTGTGCATTACCTAATGCAACTCGTACTGCGCACGGAAATTGGCTCTGCGTTCCACGCAAAGTTTTTCATTAAAACCTTGGGTGCCACTGCGAACGCTGGATCTTTTGCGGGCTCGCAGGTCAACGATCAAGTGTGGTGGGAATTTGATGCGATTGTGACGGGCAGCGCTACAAGTTTTGCCCCTGGCGACATTGTGGTTTCGACGATTGATTTTGTAGCGACAGGACCGATCCGCTTGCGTGCCAACACGACGCCGCGCTTTAAGTTGCTCCAAGAAACAGGTGATCCTATTGTGCTTGAACAGGGCGGAGGCTATCTCCTCCTTGAAGGCAACGATGAGTAAACTAAGTACACCGGAACGAGAGGCTAGCTGTGTCTGACCTGAAGATCAGCGAACTACCCCAGCTAGCTGGCGCAAACCTTGCTGCCAACGACCTGCTGGCCGTCGCTGATACCAGCGCCAGCGAGACACGCAGCATCACGATCTCGGACGGCATTGGCAAGGCTGTCACGCTGATTGCCGACGACACAATCCCGAGCGCAAAAGTTCTGTTCGCTGCTGGCTCAGTCCCAGGCAGCGCCATCGAAGGCGAGACGGTCAATACTTCCCAGCTCGCCAACGACGCTGTAAACGCTGCCAAGCTTGCAAACAATTCTGTAACGCGCCTTGCCAGCACGCTTCCGGTAACTGGTGACTTTACTGGTCAGTTCGCTCTCGATACCGACGACCTCAAGCTCTACTGCTGGGACGGCTCCACTTGGCAGGCAATCAAAGCCGGCGGCTCAGTTAACACCGTAATTGGCGGCAGCGCTGGCGTTGTCAATATCACGGTCACTCAAACCGGGGATAGCGTCACCCTTAACACCACGCTCGACAACACTGGTGCGGCTAGTCAATTCTTGGCTGGTCCAACGTCCGGCGCCGGTTCCGTCACCTATCGCGTGATTGCTCCGGCAGATCTGCCAACTGCTACCACCACGGAAAAGGGTGCGGTACTGGTGAACGGCAACGGTCTCGCCATGAGCGGGAACCAGATTGTCATTGATAACACGGTCACACAAAACACAGGCACATATCACGTTGTTAGCTACAACGCCAAAGGCTTAATCACCGATGGACGCGCTCTGATTGGCGCGGATGTACCCGTCGCCACATCCGGAACGGTCGGTGTCGTTGCCCCTGGTGCTGGTCTCGGCGTCAATGCTGCTGGCACCATCAGCCACACCAACACCGTTACACCCGGCACCTACGAAAAAGTCACTGTTGATGCCCAGGGGCACGTCACTGCGGGCGGCAACCTAGTCAGCGCAGATCTGACTGACATTGAATTCAGTGCCAGCCAACTTACTAGCGGCACGATCAATGCAGCCCGTTTTGCTGCTAATTCGATTGAAGGGACCAAACTTTCAAACAACGCTGTCACCAAAATCGGTGGTGCAGGCTCAACTAATGGCGTCGTTGTATTCCCCACTCCTGATTACAACGGACAGTATTTTTATGATTCCCTAAACGGCGACCTCTATCTATACGACGGTAACGCTTGGCAACCGATCACCATTACCGCCGGTGAAATTATCTTCGCTGGTACGTTTAGCGCCAATCCTACTTACAACGGCGGCGCCGGTAAAATCCTCACTCTGACCAGTGCAGGTACCGCGCTGGGTCTTACTGTCAATAGTGCGCTACCCCTTGCATCCGGCACCAACAGTCGCTACTACTTTGTCGTCAGCGAAGGCGGCACTCCCACTACAGGTAACGCCCCACTTATTGCCTTGGCGCCGCCTGACATTGTGTTGTCGGATGGCACGGCTTGGACGCATGTTGATGTGTCGTCCACTGTGGTGGCAGCGAACGCGTCAAATGTCACAACAACTGCAATTTCTGGCCTTACAGGCAGCAATGTCCAAGATATGCTGTCATCTCTAAACAGCGTAAAAGCAAATAGAGCGGGCGATACCTTTACAGGCAATGTAACGCTAAACAATGTAAGTCTTGTATTTGATACAAGCGGTAGCTTTAACACTACTTTGACATCCGCTGCCAATAACGGCGCAGATCGTACAATCACTATCCCAGCCCAAGCCGGCACAATGCTGGTAAGCGGCAATGCCAGTATTGTCGATGCCGATATCAGTGCATCCGCTGAAGTCGCTGTTAGCAAACTGGCAAACGGTACAGCCAGGCAATTACTGCAAACAGATGCCGCTGGCACTGCTGTCGAATGGACCAGCAATGTCGATATCCCCGGGACACTCGATGTAACGGGTGCGGCTGTATTTGATTCGACAGTATCTGCCACTGGAGCTGCAACCGCAGCAAGGTTTATCCCCACTAGCAGCACGGTACCAAGCAATGGAATGTATTTAGCGGCTACTAACAACTTAAGTTTTGCCGTAAATAGCACAAAACGTTTTCTAATTGACGCAAACGGTAAATCCTTTTTTGAGACTAGAACTGACTTGAATGGCGGTGGCGTAGTAATGAGAAGCGGAACCAGCTCCGCTTTTTCGGCTTTAGAATTTACCTTTGGTGATATTGCTTTCGGCAATTATTGCAGCATCGAAGCTGTAACAGGCGATCTAAGCACTAGCAATGTACTATTAAACATTCATGGGGCTGGCATACGATTTAATTCTTCAGGCTCTTACGACGTTCAAGTAAACACAAGTGGTGAGTTGTTGGTCGGTTATACAACCGATAACGGCGCCTACAAATTGCAGGTTAATAGCCAGATTTTTGCAACAAGCTCCACTATCGCAACTTCCGATGGTCGGTACAAGGAAAATGTTGCCACTCTCGGCGGTTGTTTAGATATCGTCAAAGCGTTACGTCCGGTTAGTTTTACATGGAAGCCGCAACAAGACATTTACGGTCTTGACGATGCCGGTAAGAACAAACTACTGCGCGAAAAGCACAATTTCCCTGCTGGGACACAAGTCGGTTTTGTCGCACAAGAAGTCCAAACTGTACTTAAAAACAAACCGTGGCTGGGAAGTATTATCAAGGAAAATAAACGCGCTGCCGTTTTAGACGAAAAAGGCAAAGAGCTGGTGCCCGAAGAACAGTTTTACGGGATTGCGGAAGGTAATTTAATAGCGGTGTTGACAAGCGCACTACAGGAGGCTGTTAAGCGCATTGAAAACCTGGAAAGCAAACTCGCTAACCTTTAAGAGAGGCGCCAGCAACCATGATTACCCCCGCTAGCTACGACATCACGATTTACCAGAACGCCACCTGGAAGGGTAGCTTTCGTGCTACTCAGAATCGGCAGACAGTAACCAGCATCAGCATTACTGGTGGCACTCCTACCTTTAACTGCGATTGCCACGGGCTTACTGCTGGCGACAAGGTGACTTTTACTGGCGGCACCGCAGTTCCCTGTGGTTTGACGCTGAACACGATCTACTACGTGATCAGCGCTGGTCTGACCACAGGCGCGTTCCAGGTTTCCGCCATTAGCGGGGGTAGCTCCATCAGCGTTAGCGGTCCTGCGACTGGCACGTTTTACGTCGCCGAGCCACTTGATTTGAGCGGTTACGGAGTTGATGCCGACATTCGTGGCCTGATTAACAACGAAAGCGTTGGCACCTTTACGACTTCGGTTACAAGTGCGGCAAACGGTGAATTTGAGCTGACGCTGACTCCGGCTGCGACCGTTGCTTTTGAGGTTGGGCGCTATGGCTACGACATCAGCCTGACTACTGCTGGCGGTGAGCGTTACTATTGGCTTACGGGTGTTGCCACCGTGCAACGTACTTATTCGCGGAACTGATCCATGTCTTCCGAAGTGCAGATTGCGGTCATCGACCAGCAAGACACGCAGATTGTGCTGGCAGTTCCAGGCGTCCAAGGCGCCACGGGCAGCAATCTCCCTACTGGCGGCACAGCCAACCAAGTGCTTCGGAAGGCGAGCAGCACCAACTACGACACCGATTGGTCCCTAGTGACCAATGCGATGGTGGACAGCAGCGCCGCGATTGCTGGCACCAAGATCAGCCCTAACTTCGGCAGCCAGAACGTCGTCACCACTGGCACGAGCACGGCTGCATCGTTCATCCCAACCAGCAGCAGCGTCCCCACCAACGGCGTTTATCTACCTTCCGCAAACAACGTAGCCATCTCGACTAATGGCACTCAGAAAATTGTTGTAGACGCCAATGGAAAAGTTGGTATTGGCGGAAACGGCACAGGCAATAATCTTGGTGTTTATCTGCAAAACGGAGGAGGTACCTCTGTTCATTTTTACGAAGCTTCTGATGGCACCAAAACAATGATCGCCGGGGCTGATTCCGGACAAGATTTCGTAAAAATTGGCTCTCTTTCAAATCACCCTATTGGGCTGGTTACAAACAACGGCGAGAAACTACGTATTACCACTGACGGGAAACTAGGTCTGGGGACTTCTAGTGCTGCGGATGGGTGCCTTCTAACTCTTCAAGAGTCAGCCTCCTTGGGTGCTGCCTTGGCGCTTAGAAATAGAAACAGCACACAGACCTGGAGAATCGCTGTAGATGCCACTGCCATTGACGACAAAAAACTAGCTTTTATCGACGGCACTTCATCAACGGTCAGAATGACCGTAACCGACGCAGGAGCGGTAGGGATTGGCACCACTGAGCCTAGCAATAGCCTTGAAGTAGCCTTTTCGGCTGCAAATTCAATCAGTGGTATCACGATCACCAATGGCCAATGGTTTGGCTACGGCGCCAGGTTGCAGTTCAGAAATCTTCTAACTAGCGCAGGTACAGTTGGAGAAACTGCTTCAATCTATGGAGAGGGGGATGGATCTAACGCTGGACGTCTTGTTTTTCATACAACGGCAGGGGGCACAGCATCGGAACGCGCCCGCATCGACAGCTCCGGTAGGTTGTTAGTTGGCACGTCTACAAGTGCTCTAGAAAAACTTGTCGTTTTAGGCGATGGTGGCGGAGTTCAAATTAACCGCAACCAAACAGGAAGTCCTACAAGTGGACAAACCCTAGGCTCCATAGGCTTCAAGGGAACTGTTAGCGCAAACTCAAACTCTGCAGCGGAAGTCTTAATCCAAGCCGTTGCAGATGAAAACCACAGCGGTAGTACGGCGGGTAGCCGAATTGAGTTTCATACAAAACCTAGTGGTACTGGTCCTGGGAGCAGCCCGACGGAGCGGATGAGGATTACCAGCCGGGGTGTTTTTAAGGCAAGCAATACTGGATCGTATCTTAGCAGCGACAGTAATGTTCACGAGATTAGAAATAATACTGACAACAACAATGTTCTAGTTATTTCTAGCGCTGCTAGCAATGGAACGCAATACGGCCTGAGTATCAGGACAGAAAATGATCAAAACGATGCAACAAGAGATTTCTTGGAATGTCAGGGTGGAGGGGTGCTACGAGCGCAGATCCGCAGCAATGGCGGTCTTGCTAACTTCAGCGCCAATAACGCAAACCTTTCCGACCGCAACGCCAAGAAAGACATCAGCCCTGCTGCTGACACCTGGAACTGCCTTAAGGAATGGGAGATCGTCAACTACCGCTACAAGGATCAGCCAGACGACGCAGATTTAAGCCTTGGTGTAATTGCCCAACAAGTGGCTGAGAGCTGCCCTGAGGTGATAACCATCTTCCAAGAAGCCAAGGAAGCTACTGATGACGAACCTGCGCGTGAAGAGCGTCTAGGGGTCAAAGAGCAGCAGATGTACTGGATGGCAATCAAAGCCCTTCAGGAAGCTCAGGTTCGCATCGAAACCCTTGAGGCCAAAGTTGCAGCCCTTGAAGGCGTGTAGACTTACTCTCTAAAATACCTGGCTCAACTAT